TTATTTCCCCAAGAAGTCTTCTACGACGTCGTGCGCATGTACTTCGGAAACGTCCAGCTTGTTCAGCAGTTCGACCAGATCGCGAATTTTTTGCTTGTCAAGAGAAATATCCTTGATAACCGTATTACCCTTGCTGATGCCATAAGTTTCATGCGTAGTGCCGTTGTCATCGGCCACGCTTGAATGTGTTAGATACCACAATTTTCCAAACCTCCTGTAAAATATTGGCTTTTGTGCCTAAAATAATAAATATTAAATTAAGGGGGATATTTTCAAAATATTATGAAAAATTCTTAAAATGGTTAAAAAATTCCTATATTTTAACATTTATTATACTTATTGTAACAGAAAATTGCTGATTTGAACAGAATCAATTTTTAGTATTCGCTTCCAAATTATAAGAAATTTTTGACGGGATTTTTGTTAATTTTCACCAAACTACCGATAATGCTGCGATTCCGGTTGTTGTAATCCACATTTTCTTGATGTTGAAATGTGGGACTAATAGCAGTGTTCAGAACGATGCGGCATAGAGAGGGTGGTGTGAAAACGTTTTCACCGGGTCTTGCGTTTTCGTGCAAGTAGAGGCAATGATTTTGTCAATATCACTTGACAAAATCAAAGAGTCTGGGCGCGTCCACGCGGTTCACCGCGACGGAAGCCGCCGAGGCTATGAATTATATGGCAATGGCGGGCTGGGACGCGGAGCAAATGTTGTCGGGCATTGACGGCGTTATCTCGCTTGCGGCGGCTTCGGGTTCTGATCTGGCTGTAACCTCGGATATTGTAACCGACGCTATAACCGCGTTCGGGCTGAAAGCGGAGGATGTGGGGCATTTCTCGAACGTCCTCGCGGCGGCTTCGGCAAACGCGAACACGAACGTTGAGATGATGGGCGAGACGTTCCAGTATGTCGCGCCCATCGCGGGTGCGCTGGGCTACTCGATCGAAGACGTAGCCGAGGCTATCGGGCTTATGGCTAACAGCGGAATAAAGTCCTCAATGGCGGGTACGGCTTTACGCACAATGCTTTCCAAACTCGCGGAGGGCGCGACGCTCACGGGCGAGAAAATCGGCGAGGTCACAATCTCCGCGTCGAACGCGGACGGCTCTATGCGCGATCTGAATGAAGTCCTCGGCGAACTGCGCGAAAACTGGGCGCTGCTTACCGAGAGCGAGCAAGTAGCGAACGTGGACAAAATCTTCGGGGCTTACGCGAAATCGGGCGCTCTGGCGCTGCTGAACGCGCAAACGGAGGATATTGAAAAGCTTCGCGGCGCGATAGAGGACTGCGGCGGTGCGGCGGCGGATATGGCAAATACTATGCAGGAGAATGTCGCGGGCGCAGTGACACAGTTCAATTCCGCGCTTGAGGGCGTTGGAGTAGCGGTTTACGGGAAATTCAAGGACGGGCTTCTGGACGCTGTGAACGTCTTTACGGAGTGTATGTCCAGCCTTTCCGAATCCGCCGAAACGGGTACTGTGGGAGAGAGCATAGAGGAGCTTGCGGACAGCTTTAAGGACGCGGCGAAAGAGCTTGCGGGATTTGTCAAGGACAATCTCCCGGGATTTGTAAAGGGACTTGCGGGCGCACTTAATACAGTGATAAAGTTCCGAAACGAAATCGCCACGGCAATCAAAATGTTCGTTACGTTTAAAAGCACAATGGCGATCGAGAAAATTATCGTCGCGGCGGCAAGGGCGTTCATAACTCTTAAAACCTCAACACAAGGTGCAACGGCGGCACAGATAGCGTTTAACGCGGCGGCGAACGCGAATCCTCTGGGACTTATCGCGGGCGTTCTTTCCATTGTTGTGGGACTTGTGTCGGAGTTTGCGGCGCATACGAAAGACGCAGCCGAGAAGATCGACGAGCTGCGTCAAGCGTCCGACGAGGCGGCTCAGAGCGCGGAGAATTACGCTCAGAAATCCGAGACCTTGCGGAATGTCAAAGACCGCTATGAAGAGATCCAGAACTCCGCCGAAAGCGCGTATGACAAGGAGCAGGATCTAAAGGCACTCCAGGACGAGCTTATCGCGCAATACCCCGATTTAAAGGGACAAATAGACCTTGTTACGGGTGCGTACAAGGATCAGGCGGCGGCGATTCAGGGCGTTATTGACAAGCAGGACAAGAGCGCAAGAATAGACGCGAACAAGGCTTATAAGAAAATGGAAACCACTGAACTCGAGGAAAGGAACGTTACAAAACTAATTGAGCTAAAAGGTGTCGATAAAGACGAAAACCTTAAAAAACTGGGTGCTGAATTATATAAAATTGCTTCAGAAAGCGAAAATCTTGAAGCTTCCTATGTCAGCGGCACAAATTCCGCTTTTAAAGTTACCGGAAACAGCGAGGAAAAATACGAAGTCTATAAAACGATTAAAGAAGCGCTTGAAGAACAGGGATTAGACCTTGAAAGCGGAGCGGTTTTCGACCTTTATCAAGAGATTGCCGACAGCATGGAGACGTACGGAAAAGTCGTAGAAGGGAATAAGCAAAAGCTTGAAACGTACAACAGGCTTGTAAAGGGCGAAGTTGAGACCGATTATGCCGGCTCGGCGCGGTGGGCTGAGGAGTGGGACAAAGCGAACAACCCGCATGATGAGGAAGAAGCGCCCGCCGTCGATCTTAAAATGACGCTTTCGCTGGAGGAGCGGAAGGCGCTTTACGATCAGGATAAGCAGTTAGCCGACGATCAATACTCTGTGGGCGAGATCTCCGCCGAGGAATATTACAATAGGCTTAAATCGCTGCGCGACAAATATCTTGACGAGGGAACGCACGAATGGTATCAGGCGACGGCGGCGATACAATCCGCGTACGATAAGATGGCAAAGTCGGTGAAGTCGTCGCTCGACGAGGTTCAAATGGCGTACAAGAAAACATTGGAAGCTATTGACGCGGAGCATGAAAGGCACAACCGCGAGAAAGCGGATAACGAGTTCCAAAGCAAGATCGACGAGATAGACCGCGAGCTGCAATACGGACGCGTTGACGAGTTCGAGAAATACGAGCTTGAAAAGCAGCGTCAGGATCTCATCGACGAGCATAACGAGGAGTTGTACAAGCGTCAATACTCGGACGCGAGGGACGTTATAAGTGACGCTTATAACGCGCGCCAGACGTTCGATAAGGCTGACGCGGGAACGAGGGAATATTACCTTAGCCTTGGGCGGTTACACGGACGCTCTGGGCGAATTATCCGCCGTTATGCAGGGCGTGGGACAGGCACTGGGTATCCAGAACAACAATTCTTCATCCGTAAGCAATATTGACGAATCCACGAAAAACAATTACGTCAACGTCATTCTTCAGGCGGTGAACAAATCAAATTCGCAGATAGTGGACGAATTGATCAAGGCATTGAAAAGCGATCTTTAAGAGGTGACAGAAATGGGACTATTCGGAAGAAAGGAAAAACGGGAGCTTGAGATCACTCCCGAGACCGGCGCGGAGCTGCTTCGGGCGCTCATCGGTGACGATGAGATAACCGCCGAAAAGGCGCTTGAGATCCCCGCGTTTTCGGCGGCGGTGGACTTTATCTCGGAGACGGCGGCTATGCTGCCCGTGAAGCTGTACCGCGAGAACAAAACGGCGCGCACGACCGAGGAGATCACGGACGACAGACGGCTTTTCCTGCTCAACGACGAGGCTAACCCCACAATGGGCGCGGCTGATTGCAGACGCGCTCAGATCCGGGATATGCTGCTTTTCGGCAGCGGCTTTATTTTCATTAATCAAAATCAATTCGGCGAGGTTACTTCACTGCACTATGTGAAAAAATCCGATGTTTCGATTGTGTCAAACGGAGATCCGATTTTTCGGGATTTTAATATTTACGTTGGCACACGCGGATATTTGCCGTATAATTTCATTATTCTGGCGCGAAATTCAACGGACGGAGTAACGGGTGCGGGCGCTGTGGAGGAACACAGAACGCTGCTTTCGGCAATGTATCTCGCTTTGAAATACGAGCGGACTATTTCAAAAACGGGCGGAAATAAAAAGGGGTTTTTGCTTTCCGAGAGAAATCTTACGCGGGCTGCTATGGACGAACTCAAAGCCGCATGGCGTGATATTTACGCTAACAATGAAGAAAATTTGATGATACTGAATAACGGCATTAAATACGAGCCGAGCGCGTCAACTTCCGTTGAAATGCAGCTCAACGAAAACAAACGCACAAACTCGGAACAGATAGCGCAGATTTTCAAATTATCGCCGAATTTACTTTCGGGAAGCTGCTCGACAGCGGAATATATGTCGGCGGTGAGGACGGCGGTTCTTCCTGTCGTGGAGCAAGTTCAGGCGGCGCTTAATCGTTCGCTCCTCACCGAAGAGGAAAAAGGCGAGTTTTATTTCGCGCTCGATACGTCCGAGCTGCTTAAGGGCGACACGCTCTCGCGCTATCAGGCGTATGAGATCGCGCTGCGAAACAATTTCCTGCAGCTTGATGAAGTGCGTTATCTGGAGGACAAGCAGCCTCTAGGGTTTGATTTTATGAGGCTGGGATTGAACGATGTTCTATACGACGCTAAGACCAAGACAATCTACACGCCGAATATGAACGCGATAACGCGGCTTAACGGCGGCTTGACAAACGGCGAGCGGGGTAAATAATTAAAGTGCTTTGCAAGCGATTGCATGGCACTTTTTGTTAGGAGAAATAATGGAGATTATTCACAGAAACAGACGGCTTGAGGGCTTGGAAAACTACGGCGTTTTTCAGCCGTATGAGGTAGCGGGAAAACACGATATTCCCGTGATCGCTCCGGTGTACGAGCTGAAAACCCTCGATTGGAAAAGCTTTAAAGAGGCGAGCGGAGCGGGTTCGCTCGACATGGGAATACACTTTTTTCTTGATGATTACAGATTTAATTCGGTGTGGCTTCAACCGCAAAAATACGCGGCGTTCTTCCGAAAATTCGGCGCGGTTATGTCGCCCGATTTCTCAATGTATCGCGATATGCCGAAGGCTTTGCAGATCTACAACCATTACCGAAAGCACTGGTGCGCTCAATACTGGCAGAATTTCGGTGCTGTGGTTATTCCGACGATTTCTTGGAGCGATGGCGCAAGCTTCAACTGGTGCTTTGACGGCGAACCGAAAGGCGGCATTGTCGCGGTTTCAACAGTCGGCGTTAAGCGCGACAAAGAAGCGTTTGATTTGTTTGCCGCGGGCTATCGGGAGATGATTGACAGGCTTGCTCCGAAACGTGTTATCGTGTGCGGCGGGGTATTTGACTTTATGGCGAAAGACGTTCTTGTGGAGCGGTTTCCGGCATTTACGGATAGGTTTAATAATTTGGAAAAGGGGGATTGATTATGGGTGGCAGAGGGGCAGCAAGCGGGGCTAGTAAAAGCGGAAAAAAGTATGGAACGGAATATAAAACCGTTTACAAATCCGGCAATATTAAATTTGTTGTGGCAAACAATGGTTCTAACACCGCACCGATGGAAACTCGCACACAGCAACGCATTTATGTGACAATTGATAAGTACACCAATCAGCCGAAATTTATATCATATTATGATAAAAATAATAAGCGGGTAAAACAGATCGATCTGGATAAATCGCATTTTATTAATGGAAAACGAGTTGTTCCTCATACTCATCACGGCTACGAACATAACGAAAACGACGATTCTCAAGGTGCAGCGCACCTTACACAAAAAGAACAAAAGATGGTTGACAAAGTTAAAAACCTGTGGTATAATTATAATAACGGCAAGGCGTAGTATAGAAGGATTACACGTCTACTGCGGGACAGATTGTCTGTATCAGCGCTGCAGGGTGTCAATTAAGCGGTTGCTTTTTGGTGTAATGCAACGTGACCCGTATGGGACAGACCCCGGTGCAAATCCGGGCGCTTGCTGTTATTTATAAACAATATGCGCGCTTTGAGCAATCAAGGCGCTTTTCTTTTGGAAAGGCGGTGATTATTACGGATTATAAGGACAGCCGCGCGTGCAAATACGCACAGTTCGCCGCGAATGACAATACGGGAAAAACACCGCGATATGTCAGGCGGCAATGCAAGGAATGGCTCGAAATCGCCGACGGCAGCAGTTCCGAGGCTTATATCGACGAGAAAACCTTCGGGAAGATCCAAAGCCTGTTAAAACTGATGGTTCACCCCGATCTCGGCTGCCAGATGGCTGACGGGCTTGAAGATTACGCGATGCTGTTTATAGCGGCGCTTTTCTGTACCAAGACCCCGGACGGGCGGCGGTATTACACAACGGGACTTCTTGAAATCGCCCGAAAGAATTTCAAAACGTTTACAAGCGCGGTTATCTTCATAATCGCGCTTTTGGTTTGCCCAAAATTCTCGCGCCTGTTTTCGGTCGCGCCGGATCTGAAACTGTCAAGCGAACTGAAGGTCGCGATCCGCAAAATCATCAAGTCCTCGCCCGCGCTCGAAAAGCATTTCAAGGTTATGCGCAGCGAGGTTCGCTGCGGGCTTACGGATACGGAATACACCCCGCTCGCGTACTCCAAGGACAAGCTGGACGGCAAGCTGGCGCACGTGTTCCTCGCGGACGAGGTGGGCGCAATGGACGGATATCCCGTCGAGGCTATGCGCTCCTCACAGATCGTGCTGAAGGACAAGCTAGGCATTCTCATCAGCACGCAGTACCCCACGGACGATAACGGTCTGATCGACGAGATCGACTTCGCGAAAAAGCAGCTCGATGGACTGTACGACGGGCGGCAGCACTATTTCTCGCTGCTCTACGAGCCGGACGATGAGATACAAAAGGATTGGCAGACAAACGATAACGTTCTCTATCAGGCGAATCCCGTGGCGCTTAACAATCCGGATTTGTTTTCGGAGCTGAAGGACAAGCGCTCAATCGCGGTTTTGTACGAGAACAAGCGCGAGAATTTCCTCTGCAAGCACTGTAATATCCGCTACAAGGGGCTTGGCACGGAAGGCTATGTGGATATCATCAAGGTGCGGGAGTGCGCCGTTCCTGAAAATCTCGAGTTCTGGCGTGGGCGGCGGGTCTGGCTGGGGCTTGACCTTTCGCTTACGGAGGATAACACGGCGGTCGCGATGGTGACGTTTGATGAAGATCTCAAGCTCTACGCCAAGGTGTGGTCGTTTATCCCGAAAGATAAAATTGATGAGAAATCGGCGCGTGAAGAGGTGAACTACAAGCGGTATATCGCACTCGGGAACTGCTTCGCATGTGGTGGCGAGGTTATCGACTACGGCTTTGTGGAGCGTTTTATTCTGGGGCTTCACGATAAGTACGGGGTTGAGATCGTGCAATGCGGATATGACCGGTATAACGCGCTTTCCACGGTGCAAAAGCTCGAGAGCGATGAGAATTATCCGATCGAGTGTGTGGAACAGAAACAACATTCAAGCGTTCTCCACACGGCGACAAAGCTGCTTAAGGAGAAAATTCTTTCGGGAGAATTCGCTTATGACGAGAACAAGCTGCTTGAGATCAACTTTGAGAACGCGCGGTGTACCGAGGACACGAATCTCAACAAGTACGTAAACAAGAAGCGTTCGGCGGGTAAGGTGGATATGGTAGTCTCGCTGATCAACGCCGTAAAGCTTGCCGAGAACGCTATGCTGGACGCGGGGCGGGATTTTGTTGTGCAATACTGACAGGAGGAGCATATGCAGAAGATCACTTATGAAAATTACGCGAACGGGCTTACGGCGACGTTTTCCAACGATAACCCGCGCGCTTTTCTGGCGGAGTTCGACGGCAGCTCAACACCCTGTACGGCGATCACGTACAAGCCCGCGGAGTTTGACGGAGAGCGCTTCGTCTCCGCGAATCTGGACGCGCGGACAATCACGTTTACCGCGATGTGGCACGGGGAGCAGGGCGGGAAGTTTTCGCCTGCGGGGTCTTATGCCGTGTGGGACGAGCTGCAGCGCGTTTTCGTTCCGGGGCAGATGGGGAAGCTCACATGGACGAATGGCACGAAATCACGGTTTATCGAGTGCAGGACGGCGGAGCTTCCGAATTATTCCCGCATTGTCGGGAATAAGCTTTCGGCTGAGTTTAAACTCACCGCAGATTATCCTTACTGGCAAGACGTTAATGAGCATTCGCTCTCGCTCGAGACTGAAACGACGATCACATCTTTTACGTTGACAAACGCCTGCGGGATCAGCGTACCTTTCATTTTCTACTGTTCCAACCCCAACATTGGAGTGGGGGAGCTGTTGAAATCGGGATGCGCCATATACGTGGAAGGCTCGGATCTTTCGGGAGAGTTGGTGATCGACACGCTGAAATGCACGGCTACGATCGGCGGAGAAAACGCGAATCAATTTCTCGGCGCGGGAACGACGTTTTTTAAATTACCGCCGGGCGAAGTCAGATTAGACCTGATAAATCTGGGAGAAAGCGGTATCTCGGCGGATACGCGCATAACATGGCGCGATCATTTTATTGGCATAAGCTAGAAAGGACGGAAAATAATGCTGTTTACGATTTATTCGCAGCCCGGGAGCGCGGAGCAGAACTGGGAGGATCTGAGGCTGGGGACGATATGCGACGCTATTGAGTGGAACTACACGAAGCGATTCTGCAGTGCGGGGACATTTTCCCTCACGATCCCCCGTACTTCTCTTTTCGCGTCCCAAATAGATGTTGGATGTATGCTGGCATTGATAAATAACGAGGAATTAAGCGTCGAAAACCGATACGAGGGATTTATTGTCAAGAACGTTCTGAGAAATAACGATATCGTCAAAATCACGGGCTACGACTTGAACGGGCTGCTGCTCGACCGTGTGACGCTTGCCGCCACCGATAACGGCAAGGACGAACAGAGCGGGGCTACCGAGACGATCGTGAAGCATTATGTCGCCGCGAACTGTGTTGAATCCGCGGACGCGGATAGAAATTTTCCCGGACTTAAGATAGCCGAGGACAAGGGGCGCGGGCTTGTGAACGACGCCGCCTCGCCGAGGCTTTCGCGTGTTTCGGACGTTATTAACGATATCCTGGGCGCGGCGGGAATGGGTTACCGAATTCACCCCGTTTTTAATCGCCGGTCAACGAACCCCTCATCCGACATTGAGTTTGATGTGTACGAGGAGACGAACCGCACGGATGAGCAATCGGAAAACACGCGAGTAATATTCGAGTACGGGCATGGGAACATAACCGAAATGACGCGCGAAACGGGTGTGACCGCGGACAGGAACACGTTTTACTGCGAATATAACGGCGGCTATGTAACACGGTACGACAAGAAGTCCGATGATGACACAGCAGACGCCGGATCGGGTGTTGAGCAAGGTGCGAAATATTCCGGGTACGGACGGCGCGAGGAATTTTTGGAGCTGTCGTGCGAGCTTGGAGATGTTGAGGTGTACGCCGAACACGAGATAGCGAACAGGTATCGCGAAACTGACTCTCTTGAAATTGTCGCGGGGAATCCATTGGACTACGGGCGCGTGTACAATGTCGGGGATATTGTCACGGTGTACGACAGGGACAAGGGCGTTAAACTCAACAGCGTAATATCCGCTGCGGAGATCAAGAAAACGGCATCGGAGCAGGCTGTAAAGATAACGCTTGGCGACGCTAAGCCCAAGCCGTTGGATCTGCTCGGCAAGAGCGGCGGTTCTGTCGCGGCCGTGATAAGGCAGGATGTCTCGGGCGTCGGTATGCCGTCGAAATGGGATAGAACCAGCGAATATTTCAACGACTATGCGGGGAATGTCGCGGGGACGCGGGGGCGAATGTGTTATGCACGTGCCGAAGGTCGTTCAAATAAGGCGCTGGGCTTTTGTTCTCACGCGGAGGGGGAAGGAAACACCACTTCGGGCGAGCAATCCCATATTGAGGGTCTCCAAAACTCACACACGGGCAGCGGGCATGCCGTCCACATTGAAGGCGGGTACAATGTTTTTTCAAGCGGCAATTACGCTCACATTGAAGGAATGAGCAATGAAGGGAGCGGTGAATACACCCACGCCGAGGGATACGGCAACAGGTTTTCGGGAACGTGCGTACACGCGGGCGGCTTTCAGAATACGATCGAAAGCAGCGATTATGCGTCCGCCGAGGGCGGATTCAACAAAATATCCCAAAGCGGCGGCTCTCGCGTTGAGGGACAAAACAACAAGATCGCGGGCGGTACATGCGATCACGTTGACGGCATGCAAAACACCTTAGACGGCGCGTCCTTCTCCGCTGCAAGCGGGAACGGCAATAAGATCAATGGCGCAAACAGCGCGGCGGCTTCCGGAATGCAAAACACAATAACGGGCGGTACGGGCTGCCGTGCGGAGGGCGGGTTTAACACGATTCAAGGCTCATCCTTTAGCAGCGTAGGCGGTATGAATTGCAATACCGCGAACCTGAACTTCAGTGTGGTTCATGGAAATAATCTCAAAGTAAGCGACGGGGAATCCAAGACTGTTTTCGGGAAATACAACGAGGACGGCGCTGATATTGTATTCGCCATCGGCATAGGCGAGAGCGACAGCGCGCGGAAAAACGCGATCGCCGTTGACAAGTACGGCAATTTATTTATCACCGGGGATATTTACATCAACGGCGTTAAATTTAATTGATATTTTAATTTCGGGAGGGACGGAAAATGATCAAAACGGTAACACTTGAGGGCGCGGAACTCCGCGTCTCGGGGCTTGGCGGACAGAACGCGGTGGTGAAAAACCTCAGTGCAAAGCCCGTCTGGGCAAGCAATTTCGCGGATATTTCGCCCGGCGCGGATAATGTCTGCGAGATCCCAGCGGGCGGCGGCGAGGTGCTGCTTAATGTGGATGGCACGGTATATCTGTTTGGTACGGGTACGGTGCAGGTTACGGGAACGGACTATTCTACGGTAAATTTTAAAATGCCGTCGTCCGGGACATCGGGCGGCGGCGAATGTGGAACAATAACTTTGCCGTGCGTCTGCAGCGACGACGGCGCGTGCGAAAATATTGATTTTGAGTGAGGAGGTATGGAATTTGATGAAAACAATAGCGATAGACAAACAAGAAAGCGCGGTAGGTCTGGCTCAGGCATTCGGCGCGGCACTGGCGAATGAACTCGGCTGGACTGTGGAAAACACGTCGGACGGCGCGACAGTCAAAAAAGAGGGGATAAACATATACTTTAAATTTCGCGGCTCGGGTTCGACGGTATATCTTGGAGTGTCTAACGGATATGCCGTAATTGAGAGCGGCGGTACGAGTTATGCGGCAGATGCGACATATAATTTGTATGTGCTTAAGTCAGCCGAGGGAACTATAGCAGTGGGGCATGGTAAAACAACCACCTACGTTAATTTGATCAATATCATAGCGCAAAATGAGGCGGGGGAGTATGTGGGTATTGCGCTTGCTCCCAGTAGTGCTGCTTCGAGAGCTATCCGCGGGCTTGACACAGCAGGCAAATCAGAAATAACGATCATGCCGATCAGCGACAGCGGCGTATGCACGTCCGTTGTCAAGTATCCCGACATCTGGGGCGCGTGTATGTTCAAGGATTTGTACGCGGTGGTTTCTTGCCCGTATAAAAGCGTGGACTGTGTATTTTATCTTGGCGGCAAATACTATCGCGTTTGCAAAGCGTCGGAAAGTTATCCGGGTATCGCTATTCCGGAAGCGTAAGGGGGGGTATTATGGAATCGGAAGTACTGGTGGCGATCGTGGGCGGCGGGTTTACCGTCATTAACGCGATCGTGAGTGCCATAATCGGCGCAGTGAATAATCGAAAGACCAACAAGGCGATCACCGATATGAAGCAGACCGAAGAAATAGCGACACTCAGGCAAAATGTGGACGCTATGAAAGAGGGACTGCTCAGCATTTTGCGCGATAACATCATCACAATGCACGAGCGGCAAAGCGGAGAAACGGGAATCCCGCTTTATATGCGCGACGCATTGGAGCATAGTTACAACGCGTACAAAGCACTGGGCGGAAACGGAACAGTGACAGCTCTTTATAACGAACTTATGGGATTGCCCATTGAACGAAGAGAGGAGAATCAACATGAAAATTGACTGGAAGAGAAAGCTCACATCGCGCAAGCTGTGGGTGGCGATTGCGGGATTTACCGCGGGGCTTATTGTTGCGCTCGGCGGGAGCGCTGACACCGCCGAAACTGTCAGCGGCTGCATTCTGAGCGGCGCGGCGGTCGTAGGCTACATAGTCGGCGAGGGGCTTGCCGACAGTGCGAACGGCAGCAACGGAAAGGACGGGGAGTAATATGGAAAACATTAAGGGCGTAGACATCAGCGTATTTCAGTGCGGTATTGACTATAACGCGCTTGTTGCAAGCGGCGTTAAGTTCGCGATTATTCGCGCGGGAATTAATCGTTCTGTCGATACGGCGCTTGATGAACACGTCACAGGCTGTCTG